AATGGATTGGAGTGCTTAATACGTCAGAATCCGATTGGATATGCCGGCGGATCTAGTGCTGGGCAAAGATATAAACCGCAGCAGTGGGAGATAATTCTTAAGAACTGGAAGCGAGATTCTAATTTAATAAAAGCAATATCTAAAATAGAGCAACGTTATTGTGTTATGTCTTTGACACACATACCATTTAGCAATGAATTTATAGAACAGGCAACTATTTTTATTAAAGATCCAATTTTCATTAACACTTAGTCTTGGCAACTATTAAGAAAGAAATATAGGGGATTTATATGCCTTTAGCAACTAGTTCTTTAATATTACAGAATACAAGCTTAGATTTGATTTTATTACCACTTGATGCAAATTATGGTGTACCTAGTCGTACAGTTTCTTTTGCTACTTTAGCGTTGCAGCAAGCACAAATTATTGGAGATACCTCTATTAGTGTTTTATCAAGCACTGCAGATACTCCTGTTTTTTTGCGCCAAGGAACTTCTTTATCATTTAGTGGTAATACTGCTGCTCCATTTAGGAGGCAAGTAATTGTCAATGAAGACAAAGTTGTTGGGACATCAGCTACTACTTTAAGTGTGACTCCTTTGTTGCGTCCTCTCGTTTTTGGAAGCAATCCAATAGGAAGAGCAATTGTTCCTTTTGTGTCTAATCACGCTAATTTAGAAATTGCGGCATGTAGCACGACTAATAATTCACCAACTATTACTACTACTAACTCTTTTGTCGACGTTGAAGTTGGTGATTTTGTTACTGGCACTGGAATACCAACTAATGCGTATGTTGTGTCAAAAGCAAGTAATACATCTTTAACTATTAGTGCAAATGCAAGTGCCACTGGCAGCGCAGTTGCTTTAACTTTTATTTCTCGTGTTACTCCAACACCATTAACTGGTATTCAAACACTTGATTTAAATAATCAAGAAACTCAAGTTGATACTACTCATTTTGGCTCTGGCGCTGGCACTGAAGCTGCAATTGTTAGATTTAATAGAAGCTACTCAGCATCTGGCATTGCGTTAATTGGTGATGAAGCGCTAGAAAGAATTGTAAAAAGAGTAGCTGGTTTTGACAATGCTTTCTTAGGCAGAGAAGTATATGCTGTTTCAACCACTTCAGATGGTGAATCTATTCATGGTGTTGCAAAAATTATGGCATTAAACTTGCCTGCTAACCAAAACGAAGTTAAGAAATACTCTTTTACATTAATGTATCAAGGCAATGCTGCTTGGGTACAACCTTACTCTTATTAGGAGAATAAATCATGCCTTTAGCTACCGCGTCTCAGATTTTACAGTCTTTTTCTCTCGAAATGATGCTTTTGCCGTTAGATAATTTCGGTGCTGCCAGTAGATCTTCTACTGGGTATCCTTCTGTAACTATTGCTACAAGTGCTGCGGCAGCAGTAGGAGCTACTACTTTAGCTGTTACTAGCTTTACTCCTAATACTGTAATTAGTGCTGGAACAGCTTTATCTTTCTTTTCTGCTGGAGGAAAATCCAGACAACAAGTTGTAATTACTCAAGATGTTGCAGCAGCAGCTACTACTAGCTTAACAGTTTCCCCGTTACTTCGTCCAATAGCATCCAGCGCAGCTGCTACTCTGATTTCTCCTACCTCTGCTAATATTACTGCTGGCGCTACAAAGCTATTGCCATTAAGTGGTATTCAAACAATGGACTTGAACAATCAAGAAACTCAGGTTGATACTACTCACTTTGGCTCTGGCTCTGGAACTGAAGCTGCAATTGTTAGATTCAATAGAAGCTACTCTGTATCTGGTATTGCATTAATTGGTGATGAATGTTTAGAAACTGTTGTTAAAACAGCAGCTGGTTTTGATAACGCTAGACTTGGCAGAGAAGTGTATGCAATTACAACAATGCCTGATGGCGAAAGAATTGCTGGTGTTGCAAAAATCATGGCACTAAACTTGCCTGCTAACCAAAACGAAGTTAAGAAATACTCTTTCACATTGATGTATCAAGGTTCTATTTACGAATGGACTGCTCCTTACTCTAATTTTTAGTATGGCTTACTAAAAGCTAGGGGGATAAATGGCTTCTACTTCGCAACCACTAAGAAGTTGCTGCTTAGAAATATTGCTGCTTGACGTTAATTCTGATGGCAGCACTATTACTGATTTATTTAAGACAGAAATAGAAGTAGTAGAGACGGCAAACATCTCTGCTACTTCTGTTAAACTGCGCAGTTATACTGATGTATTCTTACCTGCTGGCACTTCTCTATCTTTTGTTAATCCAGACGCTGACGGCATAAATACATACAGAAAGCAAATTATATTAACAGAAGACACAACGATAGAAGAATTTACTACAACTGTTAAAATCTATCCTTTACCTTATTCTTTGCGGCAAGGTGATATAGCAGAAGCCATAGAAGGAATTTTGCCATTATTTGGATTGCAAACAATTGATTTATCTTCTCAGGAAACTCAAGTAGAAACAACAAATTTTCGCTCTGGAAAAGGCGTAAATAATGCTTTTGTAAGATTAGCTAAAACATGTAATGTTACTGGCATAGCATTGGCAGGAGACAGAGCATTAGAAACTATAGTAAAACCAGTTGGTATTTTCTCTAGTGAACTATTTGGCAGGGACGTATATGTAGCTGTTACAATGCCAAATGGCGAGCGATTTGAAGGTATAGCTAAAATAGGATCTATGGCATTACCAGCTAATCAAAATGATGTTCAAAAATTTAGCTTTACTTTACTATTCCAAGGTGAAGATTTTGTTTGGCATCCTCCCTTCATTTTTAGTTAATCCATGATATTATTATTGTGCAACTAATTTGGTACAACAATAATTGAAAATACTAACTGATAACACACGAGTGCTAGCAATTCTGGTAAACTGTAGACAAAACGGCAATAAATTATTGTGTGGAGCAGCAGTTTTTAAGGGCGGATTATCAGGAAACATAAAAGTATACGATATATCAGATCCTTCTGTGTCGTTTACTATCAAAGTCCCGGAGTCAGTTGCTTTAGTTGCTACAACAGAAACATTTGCTGATTACTACGATTCGTTTGAACTATTATTGGTGTAATAAACATGCTGCCATTAATTCAAAAAAAAAGTTTACCAGAAATTATCAAAGTCGGAACTGATGAATCTGGATATTTGTATTTAGCTAAAACAAAATCTATCACAGTTGGGGAGAGGCAAGAACTATCTGAACACGAAAGAAAGCGTGGGCAAGGTAGCGTAATGGCATCAAATCTAATTAACAAAATTGCCAAAGAAAAAAGCATCAGCACAGTTGAAGCACGTAATCTACTTGGTGGTATTGATAACTTAGATAATAGTCAAATTGTGGAAGAATATGCCAAAGAATTTTACGATTTGTCTACATTTATTGGCTCTGCTGACTTAGATATTAAAGTTGCTGTAGCGCATATCATTATTAAGAATAGAGTTGCTTACCCAATCAAAGTTGCTGTAGATGGCAACATAAATGACAAGAAGTTAACAGTTGAACCATTAACAGTTAATTTAACACATAGGCAAGGCATTAGAATAGGCAGTAGCTACATTATTGCTGAAGGAAATTATGAAATAGATAACACGTTGATTAAAACGCAGCCATTACCAGCTTCTATTAAAGCAGGCAGTGTTGGATTTTTGTCCTCTAATTATTTCTATGTGCTTGGAAGTTCTGAGTGGACACTAGAAATGACTAAGCAGCTAGATGAAATTCTTATTAACGATATTTATGACTTCTTCCAAAATGAATCTAACAGATGGGAATCTGTAGAGACAGTTGTACAAGATGAGCCGGGGGAGGACAAGACTCAACTAGCGTTACCGATGGAATAGATTGGAAAAAACTGTATTGGCGTATTCAATCTTATCAAATCAAAGATAGAAGATTTAGTGACTGGGAAACTTATTTGCAGCAGCCAGATTATGTAGTATTTGAATGTATTACTGAGATGGAATCTTTACGCATGGCTCAGTCAAACATTGACTC